ACCCTTTGGATTCATCAATGATGGATTGGAAGATACAGTGACAGTTGACGCAAACGGAGATAGATGGTATGCTGATGAATATGGGGATCGTTCCTATATGTGGGACTATATGTGAGTTTCCAAATCTAAAGCAAACATTAAATGATTAAATAATTTTTGTAAGGCATGATGGATTGGGATAAAGAATCAAAATTAGAAAATTTGGAAAACATGATTACTGTTTACGAAAAACACATTGAAGAACTTGAACAAGAGAATAAAAGTTTAAAAATGCAAGTTGATTTTTTAAAAGAACAATTAGCATATAAAACTTTTGGTAAACCAAACAATGAGGAGGATCTATGAGTGGAGACATGGGATTACGAGACGATAATATCGTCTTTTATAGTAAAGAAATGACCCAAGCAAAACTAATTCTTTTAGCACACAAGGGTATTAAATTAGATTGGAAAGAATATGACTCTTACGTCTCAACAAGTAAACGAATCACTGAATGATATCAGACCATACATCGAAGCAGATGGTGGTTATCTTGAATTCATAGAATTAGATTATGATTTAGAAGAAAACATTAGAATGTATTATGGTGTTAAGCAAGGTGAGAAGGCAGCAATTGCTAAAGTTAGATTAAGTGGTGCCTGTGAATCCTGTGCAATGAGTGCTCAAACTTTAAAAATGGGGATTGAACGACACCTTACACAACAGTTTCCAGAAATAGTCGGAGTGATACAGGTGTTATGAAATCAGTTATCCTAGCAGCATGTTTCTTACCACTTGCAATAATCTACATAGTTATGAAACTGGCATTATGGTTATCGGCAACTAAAGCTGAGTCAAAGTATGTTAAAGAAGAATCTAAAAAACCTCATGGACCATATCTGGCAGACGCATATGCAGACGTTGACGAAGAGGAAGAGGAATATTGGAATATCTCAGATGATTGATAGAACTTTATTTGAGTATTATTCTGAGAGAGGTATGGATGTGCCAAAATGGAAAATGAAAAAAGATCCTGATTGGTGGATAGATTATCTTAAACAACTTGAGATAAATGGAATTTGATGAGCAGATAGAATTAGAACATTTACTTTTTTCTGAAAGAAAATGTAGAGTTTGTGGTAAGGTAAAAAATTTATTAGAAGATTTTTATTTGACAAGAAAATATAAAGGCACACTTCCGTCAGCATACTCTTATGAGTGTAAGACTTGCACTGTAAAAAGAATTACAAAAAATAGAAAAATAAAATTTACATCAGAAAATATATATCCAGATTGGTAGAACTACATGATACTATTTTACTTCATATTATTTGTTTTAATTATAATTCTTGCTAATCATCTTTATCCAGATTGGTGATGTTCACGCATTGTTTCCCCGTCGTAAATACCCTTTTACATAAATATTTTTAGATAAATTTGGATTACGAGGAGTAAGGGATGGCCTTAAATTTAGCATCTCCAGGTATTCTTATAAGAGAGGTTGATCTAACGATTGGAAGGATCGATGGAACAACTGGTAAAGTCGGTGGAATCGTAGGATCTTTCGAAAAAGGACCTGTCGGTGAACCAACAGTTATAACTGGAGAAAATGATTTATTTGACCAATTTGGTCAACCATATGATACAGATAAACAGTACGAAACATGGATGGTTGCATCTTCATACTTATCGTATGGAGGATCTTTAAATGTCATCCGAGCAGATGATGATGGTTTAAAAAATGGTTTTGTTGGTGCAACAGGAATAACAACTGTAAAAATTAGAAGCACTGAACACTATCAAGAATTAGGATATCAAGAAAACACTCTTGATACTGTCACAGTAGCAGCACGAAATCCTGGTTCTTGGTCAAATGGAATCAGAATTGCAATTATTGATGGATTAGCAGATCAAATATTGACTTTATCTGATACATCTGGTATCAATGTTGGTACAGGTATAACCCAATCAATTCCTGCTGGCACGATTGATGCAAATGGTACCACATTAACAGGGCATTTTAAAGGTATTGTCACTGGAGTTGGAACTACTTCTGGTTTATCGACAGATAAACAAATTGCAGTTAAGGTTGTAGGTGTTGTAACAACGGTGGATGACATACAAGTTGAATCAGCAGCAGATTACAATAGCATTTACAAATTTGCAGGATCATCTGGTGGTGAAATTGTTAACTTCCCAAATACTGGAGCAGGAACAACATCTGCCAACATAGTAAGAGCATTTGGAGGAACAACTCCAGCACAGCATAATCAGGGTGTTACAATTACTTCATTCTTCCTTGACAAATCTGGAACCTTGGATCAAGCAGGTAACGCACCATTACTAGCAGGTGCAACTGAAATTGGTATCAACACCACTGGATTGTCTGATATCCTTTCTAATAAATCATTTATTGGAATAGGCACTGAACTTATTGATGCCACAGGTGCAAGTATCGGTCTTGGAAAGATTACTGGACTATCAAGGGGATCACAAGGAACAACAGCTTTAGAACATGCTGAAGGTAGTGTGGTTAAAATTTTAACTCGTAATCAAAATATAGGTGATGTTACAGCACAAATTAACAATCAAGTTACAAAGGTGGGAATTACCACAAATGTAGACATTAGTGCAAAAGTAAATGCAGGGGGATTCCTAAGAATTACTAATGAAGTAATTTCAGTATCTCAGTTCTTTAATGGTCAATCCACTCAAACAACCAGTAGTTTAGCAGAGGACTGGTTTGATAATCAAAAGTTTGATATTGCCACTGCTTCTGTAGGTGGAGAAAAAAAAGTTATAGAATCTAACTGGAATGCAATCGCTGAAAGACCAGGCACATCAGACTATGCTTCTAAGAGAGGTGGTAGATTTGATGAGGTTCATGTTTTAGTTATTGATGCAAAAGGAACTGTAAGTGGTAATGCAGGTACAATTTTAGAAAAACATCTTAACTTATCAAAGGCAAAAGATGCAACGTTCTCTGTAGGATCACCATCTTACTGGAGAAAATATCTTTATACTAATTCTACTAACATTTTCGGTTTATCAGGAAATCTAATTGGTGTTACAACAACTGGATTTACTGGTGATAACTTTACTCCATTTGCTGATGGTTCATGGGATCAAAATGCAGAAGGAGTTGTATTTAATGCTTCAGGGGCACAAAATTTAGTGTTCAGTAATGGAGCTAATTATGGTGGTGTTGAAGTTATTACTGCAACTGGAGCACTTAATGCTGGATTAGGAGGATTGGTAGCAGGATACAAAGTATTCGAAAATGATGGAGTCAATAATGTTGACTTCTTACTTATGGGTGGTGGACATCTTGGTAAGAATCAGACTAGACAACTAGCATCAACATTGATTGCAGTCGCAGAGGAAAGAAAGGATGCAGTCGCATTCATATCACCATCAAGAGATCAAGTTGTATCAGATACAACTGACCAGACTGCTGCGATTGTGTTAGATGATCAAAAGATAACCGACAATTTGGTTGATTTTTATGATCCAGTTCCATCAACAACCTTTGGTGTATTTGACAGTGGATACAAATACATGTATGATAGGTTTAATGAAGTGTTCCGTTATATTCCATTAAATGGAGATATTGCGGGATTATGTGCAAGAAATGACATTAACGATTTCCCTTGGTTCTCACCAGCAGGTACAGACAGAGGAGCAATCTTAAATGCAGTTAAACTTCCTTATAATCCTACCAGATTACAGAGAGACAAACTATACTCAAGTAGGATAAATCCAGTCGTCAATTCACCTGGTGCTGGAATCATATTATTCGGTGATAAAACTGGTTTTGCAAAAGCATCTGCATTCGATAGAATTAACGTTCGTCGATTATTCATATTCCTTGAGCAAGGAATTGCAGCTGCTGCGAAGGATCAACTCTTCGAATTTAACGATGAAATTACAAGGGCAAACTTTGTAAATATTGTCGAACCTTTCCTAAGAGATGTTCAATCTAAGAGGGGTATTCAAGATTACGTTGTTATCTGTGATGAGACAAATAACACTGCTGCCGTTATAGATAATAACGAATTTATAGCAGACATTTTCATCAAACCAGCAAGATCAATTAACTTCATTGGTCTTACATTTGTTGCCACTCGAACTGGCATCTCATTCGAAGAAGTTATCGGTTCCGTTTAATTAAATTAGAGGTTTAAAAAAATGCCTTCACGTCAACAAATCAACAATATTCCTTTAAGGAAGATAAGTGATTTTAAAAGTAGATTGTCTGGTGGTGGTGCTAGACCAAACCTCTTTGAGGTAGAGTTAGCATTCCCAGATGCCGTTGCAATTGCAAACGATGTCTTACAGAAATCTAGATTTTTAGTTAAAGCAGCAGCACTTCCTGCTTCAACGATTGCTCCAGTCGAAATACCCTTCAGAGGTCGTATTTTAAAAGTTGCTGGAGACAGAACATTCGAAACATGGACTATCACAGTTATCAACGATACAGATTTTGTTATCAGATCTGCGATGGAAAAATGGATGAATGTAATTAACAAACTAGAGGATGCCACAGGATTAACTGATCCAGACGAGTATCATAAAGATGCTTTTGTTCATCAGTTGGATCGTGATGGTTCGATTCTACGTTCGTACAAATTCTGGGATATTTTTCCAACCAATATTTCCACAATTGACCTAAACTATGAGACAACAGACACTATCGAACAGTTTGATGTCGAGATGCAGGTTCACTGGTGGGAAGCATTTAAAGGAACTAGCAGTTCAGCTGGTGGTGAAAATATCAGATAAATAGTAAAATACTAGTACAATTATAATATGGCACGGCTATTTGGTTTTTCTGTTGAGGATAACGAAAAAAAATCACCGTCGATAGTTTCACCCGTTCCTGAGAATAATCAGGACGGGTCAGACTTTTATATACAGAGTGGTTTTTATGGATCATATGTAGATATCGAAGGTGTATATCGCAACGAGTTTGACCTGATCAAAAGATATAGAGAAATGGCACTTCATCCAGAAGTTGATGGTGCGATTGAAGATATTGTTAATGAAGCAATCGTAAGTGATCTATATGATTCACCTGTAGAAATCGAATTATCAAATTTAAATGCAAGTGATAAATTAAAAAAGATAATTCGTGAAGAATTTAAAAATATTAAAGAGATATTAGATTTTGATCGAAAGGCACATGAGATATTTCGTAACTGGTATGTAGATGGTAAATTAGTTTATCTCAAAGTTATTGATCAAAAAAGACCGCAAGATGGTATTCAAGATTTAAGATATATTGATTCTCTTAAGATCAAATATATTCGTAAAGAAAAGAAAAAAGATAGAAACGATTATGTCAATGTAAATGGTAGACGAGAAGATCCGTCTTCTCTCAATCCTCAGATTGACGAGTATTTCATGTACACACCTGCTCCAGCATATCCATCAAATCTTGCAACAGGTGGTGGTGGAAGTAAAGGAATTAAAATTGCAAAAGATGCGATCACATATTGTACATCAGGATTGATAGATCGAAATCGTGGTAGTGTTTTATCATATTTACATAAGGCAATTAAAGGATTAAATCAATTAAGAATGATTGAGGATAGTCTTGTAATCTATCGTTTATCAAGAGCACCCGAAAGAAGAATATTTTATATTGATGTTGGTAATCTTCCAAAGATAAAAGCAGAACAATATCTTAAAGAGGTAATGTATCGTTATCGTAACAAGTTAACTTACAATGCACAGACTGGTGAAGTTCGTGATGATCGTAAGTTTATGTCGATGATGGAAGACTTCTGGTTACCACGTAGAGAGGGTGGAAGAGGAACTGAGATTACAACATTACCTGGTGGACAAAACTTAGGTGAACTTTCAGATATCGAATACTTCCAGAAAAAATTATATCGTGCACTTGCTGTTCCAGAATCACGTATTGCATCTGATGGTGGATTTAACTTGGGTCGTTCATCTGAGATACTAAGAGATGAACTTAAGTTTGCAAAGTTTGTTGGACGTTTGAGAAAGAGATTTGCTCAGATGTTTAATGATATGTTAAAGACTCAATTAATTCTTAAAAATATAATTACACCCGAAGATTGGGAATCTATCAGAGAACATATCCAGTATGATTTCTTATATGACAATCAGTTCGCAGAACTTAAAGAATCTGAATTAATGAATGAGAGACTTGCAACTCTGGCAACAATCGAACCTTATGTTGGTAAATATTATTCGAATGATTTTGTAAGAAGAAAAGTATTACGTCAGACTGACAGTGAAATCATCGAAATTGATCAACAGATTGAACAAGAAATTAAAGATGGTATCATTCCAGATCCAAATGCAGTAGATCCAATTACAGGAGAACCACTCGAAGGTGGTGGTGGAGATTTAGGTGATGTTCCACAAGAACCAGACTTAGAAAAATCTGCTTCAGTCACTGATGCACAGTTAAGTAAAGATACTAAAACGGCGGAGATATAAATAAATTATAATGTTATATTAAAATATGGAAGACATCATCGATTTGATAGCAACAGATTCTGCTGCTTCTGAGGTCACTGACAAACTCAAAGATATTCTTTTTACAAAATCTGCAGAAAGAATAGAGGGTCAGAGACCGAATGTTTCTGCATCTATGTTTGATGAACCAGAATATGAAGTGGAAGAAGAACCCGAATCAACTGAGGAACCAGAAGAATGAGTAGACTTTTACTTAAAGGAGCAGAAGCTGCAATGGGCACTAGCTCTGCTAATGGCAGTAATTTTAGTAGTGCAAAACTGGTTAGAGTTGTAAATACTGATTCTAGTGCTCATTTAGTTACACTTACGGAAACAGTAAATGGATCAACTATTGGATCATTTACATTACCAGCTGGTGAAGCAGTTGAATTAGAAAAAGAACCGTTAAATGGTATCTTTGCTGCAGCTGCAGCAGTGAAAGGTGCTGCCATCGGATACACGAATTAAGAACCATGAAACTAATTACAGAAGAAATTTCAAGCGTTAAATTTATCACCGAAGGAAAGGGTGCTAAAAAGAAAATGTATATTGAGGGTGTTTTCCTACAAGGTGACATCAAAAATCGTAATGGTAGAATGTATCCAGTAAATACTCTTGCAAAAGAAGTTGGTAGATATAATGAATCTTTTGTACAAAAAGGAAGGGCACTTGGTGAACTTGGGCATCCAGACGGACCAACTGTAAACCTAGATCGTGTTTCTCATAAGATTACTTCTCTTCGTCAGGAAGGAAATAATTTTGTGGGTAAGGCACAACTTCTTGATACACCAATGGGTAAGATTGCAAAGTCACTTATTGGTGAAGGTGTAACACTCGGAGTCTCGTCTCGTGGTGTTGGATCTTTAAAAGAAAGTGGAAATGGGTGCAAAGTAGTTGGTGAAGATTTTATGTTAGCAACTGCTGCAGATATTGTTGCTGATCCCTCTGCTCCTGATGCATTTGTGTCTGGAATTATGGAAGGAAAAGAGTGGGTTTGGGAAGGAGGAATTCTTCGTGAACAACAAGCAACAATCACAAAAAAGAGAATCAATACTCTCGTAGATCAAGGTAGATTAGAGGAGCATAAACTTAACTTGTTTACTGATTTCTTATCAAATCTATAAGTTCTATAAATAATAACAGACTAATATCCGACGGTAACAATTTACACAACATGGAAAACGTAGTAACCAAAGGAGCTAAACCTGCAGAACCAATGCAGAAGCTTACCACAGGTGGAACACCACCAACAGTAGAAGACCTAGGCGGTCCTACACCAGAAAATTACAAACCAGATGACGACTCAGCAAAACTCAAAGATGCTGGTGCGATCCTTAAGCAAGTTAAAGACATCGTAAACAAAGGTGCTAAACCTGCAGAGCCTATGAAATCATCAGGCATGAAAGAGGAAGAAGAGGTCGAAGGTGAAGTAGTTGCTGAAGATGAGCAATCTACTGAAGATGTTGTTTCCGAAGAAGAAACTACAACCGATGAAGTGGTATCAGAAGAAGAAACCACAGAAGAGGAAGTTGTTGCTGAAGAGGAGGAGGTTGTTACCGAAACCATAGTCAATGTAGACGAAGATATCGAGGCACTCTTAGAAGGAGAAGAACTATCTGAGGAGTTCCAAGAGAAAGCAAAAACAATCTTCGAAGCTGCTATTAGATCTAAAATCGCAGAAGTTAAATCAGAACTTCAAGAGCAATACGAAGCAACTATTGTAGAAGAAGTTGCTACAGTAAAAGCAGAATTAACAGAAAGACTCGACGCATACCTTGAGTATGTTGCCGATGAATGGATGTCCGAAAATCAACTTGCAGTTGAAGCAGGACTTAAAACAGAAATGTCAGAATCATTCCTCGAAGGAATGAAGACACTTTTTGAAGAACATTATGTAACTATTCCTGAAGATAAATATGATGTGCTCGATACTATGGTAGATAAACTTGATGAAATGGAAGGAAAACTCAACGAGCAAATTAATAAAAACATCACTCTTACTAAGAGATTATCAGAATCTACTTCTGATGTAATCTTTGCAGATGTCACAGAAGGTCTTGCTGTAACACAGAAAGATAAGTTGACAAAACTGGCAGAGAATGTTGAGTTTGATAGTGAAGACGCATACCGTGAGAAATTAGTAACATTAAGGGAGTCTTATTTCCCAACTAATGGAACTACTGTTCAGAGGAACGAAACTGAGACGTTAACTGAAGGTACAGAAACAGGTCATCAAGAACCAGCGGTCACTGGATTGATGGAATCTTACCTTAAGACTCTAGGAAGATCAGTTCCTAAAAAATGATTTTTATATCATAAATTCAAACTAAACTTTTAAAAGAGGTAAATTTTAATGCAACCTATTAATCACGAAGGTTTGCAAAAGAAGTGGGCACCATTACTTGATTACGATGGACTAGATCCAATCAAGGATAATCACAAGAGAATGGTTACCGCACAACTTTTGGAGAACCAAGAACAAGCAATTAGAGAAGAAAGAGAGTTTCTTTCCGAAGCTGTTCCAACAAACAGCACAGGTTCATCAGGTGCAACAGCAGGTTTCTCTGCTGGAGCAGATGCACCAGTGGCAGGTTTCGACCCTGTTCTCATCAGTTTAATCCGTCGTTCAATGCCTAACTTGGTCGCATATGACCTAGCAGGTGTACAACCAATGACTGGACCTACTGGATTGATCTTCGCAATGAGATCCAAGTTCAACACTATGGATGGAACAGAAGCACTATTCAATGAAGCAGATACAGCATTCTCTGGAGTGGGTACTGGTCGTTTGGATGCTAGTGTTGGTGGTCCATATTCAACAGGTTCTGACGGTAAGTCCGTTGGTTTCGGTACTACAGGTGGAACTCAGTCAACAGATCCTGGAGTTCTTAACCCAGTTCCTACTAGTGGTGACTTAAATGCCAAACAGATCCAGTATAAAACTGGTCGTGGTATGGATACAGAGAAATCTGAAGCACTTGGTAGTGATGATCAGTTTAACGAAATGGCATTCTCAATTGAGAAGGTCACCGTTACTGCGAAATCCAGAGCACTAAAGGCAGAGTACAGTTTAGAACTTGCTCAAGACCTTAAGGCAATTCACGGTTTAAATGCAGAAGCAGAATTAGCAAATATTCTCTCAACAGAGATTCTTGCTGAGATCAACAGAGAAGTTATTAGAACTATCTACAAATCTGCTGAACAAGGTGCTGATGTAAACACATCACAAAAAGGTGTATTTGACTTAGACATCGACTCAAACGGTAGGTGGTCAGTTGAGAAATTCAAGGGACTTATCTTCCAGATCGAAAGAGACGCAAACAGAATTGCACAAAGAACTCGTAGAGGAAAGGGTAACATGATCCTTTGTTCTGCTGACGTTGCTTCTGCATTAACAATGGCAGGTGTACTTGACTACACTCCAGCACTTAATGCTAATCTTAACGTTGATGACACAGGTAATACATTTGCTGGTGTTCTTCAAGGTAAGTACAGAGTATACATCGACCCATTCTCAGCAAACAGTTCTGCTAACCAGTACTATGTTGTAGGATACAAAGGTACATCACCATATGACGCAGGATTATTCTACTGCCCATATGTACCACTACAGATGGTACGTGCTGTCGGAGAAAACACCTTCCAGCCAAAAATTGGCTTTAAGACTCGTTACGGTATTGTTGCAAACCCATTTGCTGAAGGTACTAACCTTACCAATACTGGACGTATTACTAAAGACTCCAACAGATACTATCAGAGAGTTACTGTTAAAAACCTTATGTAATATTCATTACATATTTCCAAAAGACTCCTTCGGGGGTCTTTTTTTTGTGTATAAATACTCATATGAATGATAAAGAAGCAGTAAAAAAATTATTAAAAAGAGCTAAGAAACATCCATCATTGTATTCGAAACTTGATGTAAAATATGCTAAAATGATAAAGAAACGTTTAAAGAATAAGAAAAACTCTTCTAAATAACTAAAAAATCATATGAAAAATTTTAAAGAGTTTATGGAGGAGGTTGATTCATCAGATGATTCAGAACCATCCGATAGACTTGCAGCTGCCAGAGAAAAATTTGCAAGTGCTCGTGGAAAAGTAACGAGTAGAAGTATTGCAGGTAGTAATGCAATTAGTAAAGGTGGTGCACGTTTAGCTACTATTAGATATAAAAAAAGAGAAAGTAGTCCTTCAGTAGTTAGTACAAAAACAAAAGATAAATCAGAGTCTAATAAACCAAAATCTGATAAAAAACCAAAAAGAAAACCATTCGAACCTAAAGAAAAATAATGCCATATCACATTAAGAAAACTAGTATTTTAGGATCTGCTATTCCAAACGATGGTTCAGAATATTATGCTGGTGACAATCATTGGACTAATCAATATGATAAAAGAAAAATTTATGAGAATGAAGCAGATGCGAATGTGGTGAAAAATACAAAAGAAACAAGAGTTCTAGGTAATAGAACAATATCATATCAACCTGTTTGGTGGAAAAATGCAGTGGTGGTAAGTGAGTAATGGCAAGAATATACGAAAATCAAATTGAGAATCGTAATTTTTTATCTCCTATTGGATTTAAATTTACTTTATCAAAAACACCAAAGGTTACATTTTTTTCAAACTCAAGTCGTATACCTGAGATATCACTTGGTACAGCTTTGCAACCAAGTTATCTAAAAGATATTGATGTACCTGGTGATAAGTTGCAATACGGTGAATTTTCTCTTCGATTTTTAGTTGATGAAAACATGGAAAATTACATGGCAATACACAACTGGTTGACTGGACTTGGATATCCAGAATCAACAGAGCAGTTTAAGAAAGCAACAACAGATGATGATGGATTAAGAGATAAAGAAATAGTTTTTAGTGATGGTAATCTACACATACTGAATAGTAATTTTAATACAACTGCAATTGTTAAATTTTTTGATTTATTTCCAATTAGTCTATCCTCTCTCGAATTTGAGTCTACAGACACGGATATTAATTACTTCACAGCAGATGCAATTTTTAAGTATACAGTGTATAATATAGTTAAACCAGACGGAAGAACTCCTTTATGAATCTTGATGAAATTCAGGAGATGTGGCAACGTGATGCTGTCATTGATCCTGATAACCTACATGATGAGTCACTAAAAATACCACAGTTACACTCAAAGTATTATACAATCTATAATACCATTACTTTAATGCGCGAGAAGGCAAGAGATCAAAAAGCAAAGGTTAAATTAGAAAGATATAATTACTACACAGGAAAGGCAGATCCAAAGGTTTATGAAGAAGAACCATTTCCGTATAAGGTGAGAGAGAAAGACGCAATACAGAGGCATCTAGATGCCGATGAAAGGATGACAAAGATAGATTTAAAGATAAGATACTATGATACAACACTTAAGTTTTTAGAAGAGATAATTAGAATCGTATCAAATCGCACGTATCAAATTAAAAATGCCATTGAATGGCATCGTTTTCAGTCTGGATTTACCTAACTAAATAAAATCAGATGAGTATGTCTAATGTCACATTTGATTATATCAAAAAAGAATGAAGTATATTTAAAGATAAATGCAGAACCTCATATCTACTATGAGTTGTCTGATCAATTCACCTTTGATATTCCAAATGCGAAGTTTTCACCAGC